AGCCGCTTCCTGTAGCTTGTCGAGCCTTTGGATAAATATCATTGCATATATTTCTTCATCATCTGGCGGAATTAACAAGCTGCTGGAATCATATACAATAGGAGCATCATCAACATATTCCATAACCATTCCTTCATGCACATCATCGTCTGGATGAAAACCCATTATCCAAAGATTCCTATCACCAAACGCACCATTGGCTATTCCGTGATTAATACCAACTAACCTTTGATGAAACTCGTCAGGATCTTCTTCGTATTGAGTATCTGCAATGATTATTAAGTCTTTGTTATCATTGAAGTTTTCCAGAATATCAAATATCGGCCAATAACTTTTAAGGTGTTTAAACGATATAACAACCTTGTCATCATTCCATGCTCGTCTTGCATACGGACATGGAGACATTCCGTTATAACGATCATCAGGTTCTTCTAGCCAATTAAAAGACCACTCCCTGATTTCCTTACGAATAGTATATTCTCGTATACTATTTGTTTTATTAGCTAGGTATTCGAGCTTTGCCATAACCACGATATGATCGCCCTGACTTACTAACCTTACCGCCTTTTTTCATGCCTGTATTAAAAGGTCTAGGCTGATTAAACGCAGCCATTTGTGCTTGTCTCAAAGCCTCTGGAGACATAGGAGATGCTTGTGCGCCTAACGCTGCATTACCAACAGCTTGTTGAGTAGGGGAGAGGCTCTGCTCGCCAAAAATACCCACTGACCCAAGCCCTGCTCCCAAGTCCCTAGAGCGATCTTCTGTCACAGCATTGCTTTCAGAAACCATCTTTCCCATAGGGCCAAACTTTTTTGCATAATGTTTATTATAATGTTCGGCCATTTCTTCCACGATTTTCTCATACTCTTCTTTGTTACCTGCCATTATCCATTCTTCCTAAAGTATTGAGTTCGAGCTGCACCGCTTCCGCGAGCAACAGTTTTGGGTTCAGGCATTCCACCAGCACTCATCCTCTGGATCTCTTCCTCTTCAGATATAGCAATAGCCATAGCCTGTTTAGGATTAGTAACCTTATCCCCTGAACCGGATTTAAGGTCGCCGCTTTTAAACTCCTTCATAACTTTCTTAATCTTTCGTCCAGCCATTAACCTACCTTCTTCAAAGAGCTTTGCAGATCTTTGCCTAGTTGCTTAATTGTTTTTTCTGGCATATTGAGAAATTGCTCTAGTGACATTCTATTCGCAATCGGTATTACGCTTTTTGTTTCAAGTATTACCTCTTCCGTTTCCTTATCCTGCGATATGATTATATTGCAAGGATCGGCAGGATCAGTAAGACAAAACAAAACAGACACCATTTTTTCCTCAAATTCACTTAACATTAATACCTCTTCATAACCTGCATTACGATGTTATATACATCACCGCTAGAATGACCAACAGTTGTAAACTGAATATCTCCAGTAGTTCCAGATGCTAAAGTATCTGGTATACCGGTGAAATCTGTGAAGTCCATAGTGTCTGACCAATCCGCATTGAGCTGCCATGCAAGCACATCAGTAGATGCGTCAAAAAATATCTTTACACCCATACCAATGGTTGAGTAATAAATCTTTTGAATAACTACTGACGTACACGAAGCGCCCGTTACCGGATTAGCGTTTAAACCAGATACATCTATTTTGGTGACAGCACTTTCTCCAGTGCCATCACTCACGTTTGTAAACCGGAAGATGGCGGTAGCTCCGCCATCCTGTATGGTTTGTGTTGCTACTGCATCAGCCATAGTAACTCCTATTCAAAGGGTGTAGCTAAAGTACCGTCACCATGAAGATATGCTTCGCAATGCCAAACAGCCGCTGTTGTTGCAACTAATCGGATGATACCGCCAACTAACCAGCCTTGTCCGGCTGTGCCTAGGTCGATTGTGTCATCATCGCTTGCATCAGGAATAAAGGTATTAACGTCTGTAGCAGTTGCTGGATCAAAGATCGTGGCAAAGCCAGAAAACAAATCACTGGCATTGTCTGTATTAATCTGACCTGCTCCAGTAAATGTTGTGCCAACTATAAAGGTATAGTTTAGCCCTGCTACTGCAGTAGGTAATGTTACAACGATACCTGCTGCTCTATTCAGCGTATAAACTGTACCTGAATCGGTTGATTCAACGCTGTGTGTAGCACTTGTAATGCTCTCTATTTGTGAATAAGCAGAAAGATACCCTGTGGTGGTAATATTACCGCTAGTGTCAATGTCTAAGTTAGTTGTAATAGCTCCTGTTCCAGAAGCCTTTGATATTTGCTCGAAGCCACCCTCTGAACGAACGGGGCCGTTAAAAGTCGTATTAGCCATTTATGTCTCCTGTCTTGGCTAGTGTCTGTTGATTATACAACAGTCAGGAAAGAAAAGGGGGCGCAAAGCACCCCCCAATCCGTTAGCTCGATCCGGGTGATCCGTAGATTCCCAGAGGATCAGATACGCCGAAGCTGTAACGTTCTCTAGCTTTATAGCGAACATTGCCAGTATCGAAGTCTCCGTCCATCGAATTTTCCAGAGCTGCCCTTTCGAAATGCTTCATACCATTAGGTACGTCGGTAATTAAATACCAAGCATTTGTGTCGGTCAGATAATGGTTAACTGAATAACCTTCTGGAATTGTTCCATTAGAACGAATCGCATTGATGTCGTTATCCGCTGTCGCAGGTCTACCCTCCGATTGCAGAATACGAGTTGCCACAAACATATTGTTTGGGGGAACAATCAACTTTCGTGGCCGAGCAGCGATCAATAGACCACGCTCATCTTTCCATCCCGCGATAGTAATAACAGCCGCTTCGAGTGAAGTCTCATTCAAATCAGCTCCGGTAGAAGGACGATTATCGTTCTTACCACCATCAACTGTTGGATGTCCATCACCTCCAGTTACACCGTCACCAGAAGCAGTAAACAGGTTAACCCCGTCACCAGACTGGTATGAATTGGTGAAACCGTTATTAAGCGGATTAGCAGCTTTGACTTGCTTAGTGTAAGCCATAGCTCTTGCTAATGCCTTGGTATAACGAGCAGACAGTGAGTCATAGAGGTTATCCTCCATAGCTTCTTCTGTAATTGCAAAACCCATTGCAACTGTTTCGTGGTTATACCTAGCAGTAAAAGATTCCTGTGCGGTATCGTAATTGATAGCCGTACCTTCGTCTTTAACCGGTGCCGCAGCAAATCCGCTCAACTTAACTTCTTCTTCGAATGAACGATCAGAAGATTCGGTTTCGTAGATTTCTGCGTCTTCGTCTTCGTACTTATTGTACTCCAAGCCAAAAAGGGCATTAAGTCCCGGCAGGAGTTCCTTAAGCATTTGCGCTCTTGAAATAGCCATTCTTTAATCTCCTTTAAACGCCAGTAGTATTAACGTACTGATGACCAACGTTAAACTTCATAATGACATCCGTATAGGTGTCATTGATTGTACTATTTGGCCCTTTCCAGAAATCGTAGATTCTAAGCGGTAGCGTATTAGTAGTCGCTACGGTGCTTCCGTCTACGGCATTCTTGCTTCTGCCAATAGATGTTGATCCTGCCGTTTGAACCACTGCGAAGTTAGCGCCAATTGCTGTTTGGGCAATTGCTGCGTCACTTTGCATCATGAACACAACGTTAGGGTCGGTCAACACATATGCCTCTGCATCACTAGCGGCAACGTCTGCTACCCACTGTTGATTGAAAGTCATTTGGTTGGTATTAGGGTCTGTATATTTACATCCCATGAATATGCCGATTGGTGTTAAGGTTGCCGTGCCTTCATCTTTTTCGACGGTGCCGGCAGCAACTAACTTAACAAAATCGCCAAAGAAAATAGCAGTGTCATACGCACTTGCTATCTTAATGTGCTGGACTTTGCCATTAAACGAACCACTTGCGCTCGTTGTATTGACAGGTCTAGCGCCCGAAGGGGCTGCTGTAGTAGCCATTTTGTCGTACCTCTTATCTTACAAATGAAAAATAAGTTCCTAAGAACCGCGACCAAACGTGACACGAGTATTACGATCCGGCTTCAGCATAGGCATCCGTGGATCATTTTCTTTCATGTACGAATTGTCAACACTCTGCATTTGCTGGGATGCTACATTTTCGTAATAACGCTGACGAGCTTCCGCAACTTCATTTGGAGCTTTACACAATAGTAATCCTCCAATGGTGACCATTCCGGGGAACCGGCTATCATGGTCTGGCATGACTTCCAATTCTGGATGATCTTCAATTTTACACGGTTCCCATCCTTCTCTAAAACGCATTGATACATTAGTTGCATCGCTTTGCCCTGTCATGGCTGTTCGGATATACCGAAACGTCCATCCGGGTTGAGGGGTTGGGTCTGGTAAAATTGGTGGGGGTGACCATTGCTCTGGACGCGCTGTGTTATCGCGCGACTCTAACTCCCTTGGCTTTCTTTCTTGAGTATCTTCCATTAGCTATTCTCCTATAACTGTGCTGCGTATTGCTCGTTGGTGATCCCTAAACGTTTCGCTAACTGAAC